TGACAAGGCTCGTAAAGCTGGAATCTTTTTACCGAACACAAACAACTGCCAATATAAATGCGGATTGACAGCACACTGTCAGTTCTCAACGAAGATAGGATAACAAATGGAAGAATGGAAACTGCAAGTATCATACAAGACACCTGCTGGTGACATGATTAACGTCCGTGCTAATACCGCTGACGAACTAAGCGTGTTGCTTGAAGGTGTTGGCGACTACTCAACACAAGTTGCAGCAGTGCAACGATTGGTTGTTGGTGCTTACAATGCTGCCCCTTTGGGGACCACGCCTTCAACTCAAGGCACATCGCAATCCACTTACTCCGCTCCCAGCCAGGGGCAGGGTCCGTCACTTACACCTCCGCCAAGCGCGATTACACCAACGGGACAAGCGAGCCCGACGTGCGTACACGGAGCGAGAATCTTCCGACAGGGAGTGAGCAAAGCGAGTGGGAAGCCTTACGCTTTCTGGGCATGCCCAACCCCACAGGGGACTCCAGACCAGTGCAAGCCAGTAAACTAAACAGACGTTGATGAGAGAACGCAGTTACCGAAGAACACCACAGAAGTGGCTGCGTTCTTTCTACAAAGAAGGGAATGATGAAGGATGCGTACACTTGTCCGCTCAGTTGGTCGTTCCAGTATTGGTGGAGAACCGCTCCCTAGTTGCTTTAAGGCATTCGAAAGTAACAAGATTATCATTAGGCGCTCTGAGGTTTCGATGTTCGCAGCCGCGCCTGGAGTCGGAAAGTCCACACTAGCACTGGCACTTGCACTCAAGATGAAGGTGCCAACACTTTACATCTCAGCAGATACCAACGCACACACAATGGCTATGCGATTAGCCTCAATGATTTCAGGTAAGTCACAGACAGACGTTGAAGCATTGATGAACACAGACCATGGTTGGACCAAGGCAACACTTGCTAAAGGTGCACACATTGTTTGGTCATTTGAATCAGCACCAACACTTCAAGATATTGATGAAGAGGTGCAAGCATTCGAAGAACTATGGGGTTGTCCTCCAACTTTAATTATAGTAGATAACTTAATGGATGTAGCCACCGATGGTGGTGAAGAGTTTGCATCTATGCGTGCAATCATGAAGGAGTTGAAGTATCTTGCGAGAGCGACTAACGCTGCAGTGGTTGTACTACACCACACTTCGGAGGCTGTCCAAGGTAGCCCGTGTCAACCACGGTCGGCTATTCAGGGTAAGGTTGCTCAACTTCCTGCTCTTATATGCACCCTCGGCGTTGTTGGTACTTCTATGGGTGTTGCACCTGTTAAGAATAGATACGGTAGAGCTGACGCAGGAGGAGGACTCATGACATGGGTTGCTTTCAATCCTGAGTACATGTTCATTGATGATATACCAGAGAACGTGTAACATGGAAAAGACATTACGGATGCACTTAAAAGATTTGCGTGAGCAGATTGCTCAAGAGATTGAGAAAGCCTGTTACTTTATCCCGAATGAAAAGATGAGGGATACTGGTAGTGGTAAGCCTAGCGCATACATAGACGGAATAACTAATGGCAGGAACCAAGCACTAAGTATTATAAGGGGAAGCAATGTTAATGGATAACACACTAAAGCAGTTAAAGCAAGATGCATATGTTCAGGGTTGGCAAGATGCAGTATCTGCTTTGACTAAGGAATATGAAGATAGACTGCGTTTAGTTATTGACAAGTTCGAACTACCTAAAGAGTATGAGATTACAAATGACGACACGCAAGAGTCACAAGGCTAGAGGTGCGACGTACGAAACAGACATCCGAGACTGGTTTCGAGCAAATGGATACGATAGTGAACGACTTGCTCGAACAGGTGCACGAGATGAGGGCGACGTTGTTGTCCGCAAAGACTTCCTTGGAAGCATTGGCGTTATCGAATGCAAAGCACCAGGTGCAGGCAATGCCATTGACCTTAGTGGTTGGACAAAAGAAGCACAGATTGAAGCAACGCATTATGCAGAAGCAAGGGGTATCGACCGTGAAGCGGTCCTACCAGCAGTACTTATCAAGGCTAGAGGAAAGTCAATAGCAGATTCGTATTTAGTACTTAGATTAGGAGATGTTTTCGGTGAGTGATTTGCCCAGTATCAAGGCTGTGTTAGAGCACTACGGTGCTAGCATACGTCGTGACCATGGGCAAGCAAACCTTAAGTGTCCCTTTCATGGTGACTCACATCAATCAGGTACAGCTAACTTAGACGAGAACTTATTCGTATGCTTTGCATGTGGTGTACAAGGAAACAGTTTACAAATCATAGCACAACAAGAAGGGTGTGACATACGTGGCGCTGCAAAATTCGCAGAAGGAACTCTTGGGCATAGCGTCCAAAAAGTACCAGGAAAGCATCTATCAGGCAGAAGGTTACCTTCGAAGCAGGGGTATAACTCTGGAAGTGGCACGGTTGGCACGATTAGGCGTAGTCGCGGAGCCTGAACCAGGACATGAACAGTATCTAGGCAGACTTAGCATACCTTACATTACTAAGACTGGCATCTCTGACATTCGCTTTCGCTCACTTAATCCTGCTGTTGAACCAAAGTATATGGGTATGGTAGGAGCTGACACAAAGATGTATAACGTGTTAGATATTGAACGAGCAGGTGATTGGATTGGAGTATGCGAAGGTGAACTCGATACACTTACTATGTCTCGTTGTGTTGGCATACCTTGTGTTGGAGTACCAGGTGCGAACAGTTGGAAGAAACACTACACACGTTTGCTTGCTGACTTCGAACGAATCTTTGTATTCGCAGATGGTGATGGACCAGGTAGGGAATTCGCAAACAGTTTGGCTAGAGAGTTGCCAGTCACTATCGTTGGATTCGGTGACGGAGAAGATGTTAATTCGGCATACACCAAGTATGGCGCAGGGTTTATTAAAGAGAAGATGGGATTAACTAATGAAGAATAAGATTAATCCTTGTCCAGAATGTGGACAGCACTTTGATAATGTGTTTGAAGCAACGGACCATCTGCTTGAAGATGATGAAGAGTTCGACCCAGCATTGGTATTGCCTAATGGCTATCGCCTTATGATTGGTTCGTTGTTACGTTGTATGTACCGCTATGCTAATGACCCTGAACAGATACGAACGATAACGCAGGACACGTACATGACTTTGTTCTCAGCAGAGACAGACCCAGGTACAGTGCTTGAAGTTATTGAAGATATGATTGTTGGCTCTAGTATGGTGGGAATTGATGACGAACTTAAACAGCTACTCGAAGATGGAGAATGAAGAAGTATGGCAGATTATTCAGTATCTAACGGAGTTAGGATTACCAGTAGAGTCGGTGTTGAAGGACGGCGCACGGCTGAAAGTAACCTTAACAATCCCTCTATTGCACGCGAAGTCCATCTAGAGGTGCACTTGAGCAACACAGTCAAAGAACTATCTGACTTGTTGTTGAGTAAGCACAAGGACTATGGTCCTAAGAATATATCACAAGCACCTGGTGGTGCAATCAATGGCTTGCGTGTACGCATGCATGATAAGTTAGCACGAATCAATAACCTGATTGACAGCGGTGCAAACCCTGAGCACGAATCCTTAGAAGATTCCTTCAAGGACATGGCTAACTATGCAATCATTGGATTGCTAGTACTACGAAAGCAATGGGACAATGACTAACAAATCTTCATTTGATATAGATTTTGGATACGGCCGTAAAGGTGAGCAATTAGTAGAAGAGTTACTTACTGGTGGTCGCACAGTAGAAGTTAAGCGCGACCGCAAGTGGTGGATTACAAACAATCTTTATATCGAAGTTGAATGCTGGTTCAATAAGTCTGAATCATGGGAGCCATCAGGCTTAATGGTTACTGAAGCTTCACATTGGGCATTCGTATTAGAGCAAGCAGTCTTTATTATACCAACACATATCTTAAAGAAGGGTGTGTTAGAGTTTGGTAGAGAAATCTCTTGCGAGATTCCACCTAACAAGAGTAAAGGTTATCTAATTACTGTAGAAGATTTGCTTACAATGACACGCAAGTTTAAGAACGAGAAGGTTAGTGATGAACTGGCAACAAATTGAGCCGTGGGAATATGTAATCACGGCGGTAGCCTCTGAGTATCATCGTAAGTTTGACATGGTTGAACTCGAAGATATCAAGCAGAGTTTATATGAGTGGTTTGC